TCGTCATCGCCGAAGACGATGGCGGTGACGCAGGCCTCGGTCTTCTTGCGGACGATTTCGGCGACCTCGTAATCGTCGAGATCCCGCAGCGCCCGGATCACCGGCGCGCCCCATGGAACGCCACGCGCCTGCGTGCGCTGCTTCTCGTAGACATGAGCGATCTCGGTCGCCGGCACAGGCCGGGACCCGAGCCCGCCCTGAAGCGCGCCCCAGGCATCGCCGGGGTGTTCGCTGTGCAACCAGTAGGCCCGGCGTTTGCCGACCGGGTCGAACTCGATCCCCTGGACGAGACGACCAGCGCCGAGGACGCCGGATTTCGTGGCATCGAGGAAATCGGCCTCCAGCACCTGAAGCTGCAATGGCACCGGCAGACCGTCCGAGGATCGCCGCAGGCGACGCCGCACCAGCACCTCGCCCGCTTCGATCATCTCCCGGCAGATCAGCGTTTGCAGCCCGTAGAAATCGAGCTGGCCATCCGCATCGCAAGCTTCGGCCCATCGTTCGAAGAGATCGTCGACGCGGCGGTCCAGCGCCTCGTCGCCGCTCGCGGCGCGCGGCATGATTCCCGCGCCGACGATGTTGTTCACCAGCACCGCCACGGCCTTGGCCGCATGCGGGTTGTTGCGCACGAGATCGCGCATCCGGTCGCGCAGCAGCGCCCCGGCCATGCCGATCTCGGTATCGGCCGAGGATCCGGGCGCGCGCCAGCCATCGGTGCGACGCCCTCGCGCAGCGCCGTCATAGCCCCGCGCGAGCGTCTCGAAGGCTTGCCGTGCCAGCACCCGACGTGCAGCGGCCCGCGGGGCGACCGACGCGATGGCGCGGTCGAACCAGTTCACGGCCATCACCTGTCCCCGCGCGAGAAGCCTGCGAGACCGGCCACCGGCAGCGGCCGGCCGACACCCGCGATGGCGCGCTCAATGGTACGGATGCGGGCGAGCAGATCCTCCGCCGAGCCATAGTCCACCGACTTGCCGTCATAGCTGACGCGGGTCGTGCCGCTGGCATAGGCACGGCGCAGAGCCGAGAGTTCGGTTTCCGTCCAGTCGGTCATGTTCAAAACCATCCCTCCCGCCGCCCGAGCCAGTCGGAGCGGCGCTTGCCCTGCGGAGCCTGTCCCGGCCGGTTGATCTGCCCGGCGGGATCGCTGTCGGTCGGCGCCGCCACGAGCTGATCCTCGAGGTCGCGCCATTTCTCGTCCGGCCAGCGATCCGCGCCCGCGATCCAAGCGGCGGCGCGGGCGTAGACTCGGCAGTCCAGCGCCTCGTTGCGTTCGCGCAGCTTCTGCCATTCCAGCCGGGCGAAGCCGCGCTTCGTGCGCACGGTGACCAGTTGCTCGGCCACGAATTGCTTCAGCCATTCGTTCTCGACCCAATGCGGCAGGTGCAAGGAACCCGGCGGAAACGTCGCGCCCCCGGCCATGTCTTCCTCGGTCGGCCGTTCCAGCCGCAGGAAGCGGTAGGTCTCGGCCTTGAAGGTCGACACCGCCACCGTCCAGAGCCGGGCGCCGCGCCGCAGCCGCTTCCCGCCTTCGGTCGCGTCGACGAAGGTCGGCCCCGACACCGGGCTGGAGCGGTTGAACCCCTCGACGCCCTTGACCGGCGATACCTGCCCAAACCCCTGCGCCCGCGACCAGGAATAGACCGCCGGGGCCTCGTAACCCGTGTCGATGGCGAGCCGCGCGATGCGCAGATGCGCGCCGCACTCGTGCGGCCAGGACCGGTCCAGCAGGGCGGTCAGGTCCGACCAGGCGTCATGGCGATCCGGGCCACCCTCGATCACGACATGATCGACGAGCCAGCTTTCCAGCCCGCGACCCCAGGCCCAGACATCGACCTCGATCCGGTCCTTCTGCACATCGGCCCCTGCGGTCAGGAACAGCCCGCCTGCGGGCACGGTGCCGGGGCGCCATGCTTCGCGACGGTCGTAAAGCCGCTGCCACTCGGGCGCTTCGCCGGTCTCGACCCAGGTCTCGCCGAGGATGGTGTTGCGGAACGCCTTGATCGCCTCATCCGACCCTTGGGCCGCCTCCCAGCCGCGGGCGATGCGCGGCCAGCTGAGCCAGCCCACCGGCGAGTAGAGCGCCGAGAGGTGATAGCCGACCGTCGACGGATCGGCGGCAATTGCAGTCGCGCGCCATTCGCCGCCCTCCAGCATCGCCGTCTTGTGGTGTTCCGCGATGGGCATGTCGCAGCCCTCGCAGATGTATTCCGCCGTTTCCGGCTTGCCCTTCTGCCAACGCAGCCGCTCGAACTTCAGCCATTGCATCGCGCCGCAATGCGGGCACGGCACGAAGTAGCGTCGTTGATCCGATGCCTCGAACTCGCGCTCGATGCGCGACAGTCCCCGGATCGTGGGTGTCGAGACCAGCAGCACCTTGCGCCGGTGGGCGAAGGTCAGCGACCGGGCTTCGGCCAGCGTGACCGGATCGCCTTCCTCGTCGGCCGAGGCCGGATAGGCATCGACCTCGTCGAGGAAGATGTAACGCGCCGGGGTCGAGCGCAGCCCGACCGCCGAGTTCGCCCCGGTCATGATCAGGATGCCGCCCGCGAACTCCTTGGACAGCATCGTGTTGCCGGCATCGCGGGATCGCGCCGGTTTGACTCGATCCCGCAGGTCCGGGCTTTCATCGATCAACGGGTCGATCCGCTGGCGCGAGTTGCGCTTGGCCAGTTCCACCGTCGGCTGGACCGCCAGCATCGGGCCTGGCGCCTGGTGGATCACGAAGCCGATCCAGTTGTTCCCCGCCTCGGTCGCGCCGACCTGCGCTGCCTTCTGAAACACCACCCTCTGCGCCGGATCGCCGGGCGACAGCCGGTCCATGATCTCGCGCATGTAGGGCGTGCGCACCGTGCGATACCGCCCCGGTTCGGCCGAGGCGCGGCCCGAGAGCATCCGGTGCCGGTCCGCCCATTCCGACACGGTCAGGTCGGGGTCGGGCCGCAGCCCGTTGCCCCAGGCACGCAGGATCTCCGCCGCGCCATCGAACCCGGTCAGGCCATCGTCACCATGCTCACCATCATCGGAAGTCGGGCCGGACCTCGGCGAGTTCGTCGAGGTGGGCGCGTACATGTTTCTCCAGAGCCTTCTGCATCGCGGCAGGCTCCACGCCGAGATCGGCCGCCATCAGCGCCGCCGCGCGCGCAGGCCAGTTCACCCATGAATCCCGTTCCTCCCGCGCCAGCCGGAACACCAGCGCCAGCGCCCGGACCCGGTCGATCAGTTCTCCCTTCAGCTTCTGGAGACGGATGCGTCGCTCCTGCGCCTTCAGCACCTCATTCGCCGTCTTCGCCTGCAGGAAGGTCGTGCCGCTGCCGACGATCGGCGCGGCGATTCCCTGTTCGCGCAGCGTGTCGCCAACGGCGGCCACCGCCGCCTCGGGGACGGGCTTCAGCTTCGGCGTAGGCGGTTTGCGGGTCTTGGACGGGTCCGTCGCCTCAGTACGCCGCGCATCGCTGGCCGCCGCGTTGATGCTGCCGTCGGGATAGAGGACCAGCCGATCAGCCGTCTTCGCCTTCTGGATCGCGCCGCGCGACAGACCGACATGCGCGGCGTACTGGCGCTCGCTCATGCCCTGCATCGACGGCTCCGATTATCATTCAGATTCAGGTGCTTATTGAGTTGATAAGCAGCGCGACCGGAGCGAACGTCACTCCAACGACGCGATGCAACTCGACCACGGAGTCGCCACGATGACCCGCCGCACACAGGACAACACGAAGGCCCTCGACGCCTTCCTCGCCGCCAAGTTCGAGATCGACGCGATGCTGGAACGCCTCGCTGCTCTCAGCGCGGACCACTTCGAGGTCCACCCCGACGAGATCCACTGGGGCCATGTCGGCACCCTGAACCACTACCGCGCCAGACTGCGGGAGATCACCGACATGGCGTTCCGCGAAGACGAACACGCCGAGTAGCGCCAGCCTCTCCGAAGCCTGCCCGCCGCGAGGCGGGCTCGGGGTCGTAGAAGGGCCGCGATGGGCGCGGCCCCGACCATGGAGACGATCCCGATGACCCAGCTTTCCGACACTCAAGCCGTGATCCTCAGCGCTGCTGCTCAGCGCGACGACGGCAACATCCTGCCGCTGCCCGGTTCCCTGCGCGGAGGCGCCGCCGTCAAGGTGGTGGGCGCGCTGCTCTCCCGCGGGCTGATCGCCGAGACGGTGACCGATAGCCAGACGAAGGCCGACGCCGCGCTCAACCGTATCTGGCGCAATGACGAGGACGGTCGCGCCATCCTCCTGCACATCACCGA